ATTATATATAATATATAGGGGGATACTGTGGAATATAAAATACAATCATCGGAAAAGACAACAGCTAGTGGAGCTGAGTATGAAACTAAAGCATTATTGTATTTAATGAATTTTTCAAAAGATTGCAAAGAAGTATATTATTTTGTTGTAGATTTTTTTAATGATTTAACAGGTGTAGATAGGTTTTCAGATAAATTATGGGATGTCCAATCTAAAGGAAATAAAAATACTTCTCCCAAACAACTTGGAAAGGAATTAGTAACACTACTAAAAAATTATATTTCAGAAATAAATTTTGAATCATACATTATATTTTTAGGTGGAGTTTCAAACTCAGTTAGAATTGATAATAAAATAACCATTTTTGGTATTGACAATATTAAAGCTAAGGCGATTGAAAAAATTAAAGAGGGTTTAGTTGAAGAAAGTAGGAAAAAAGGATATATAGATGAAAGTAAGATAACTGATAAATCAATAGAAGATTTTTTAAGTAAAGTTAGTTTTGTGGTCGATGATAAAACCAAGTGTGAATATGTAAAGAGTATTATTGAAGTGAATCCTATTATTATTCCAGACGATATTGTTTTAGAACAAATATTTAATCAAATAAGAGACGCTCAATCAGCTAAGAAAAATAATGGGAATATTGAAGGTGTAACTATAAGAACTACAGATGAGTTTTTATATTATAATCGACATTTAAATGTAAATGAAATTAGAATGATGGTTTTAAGTAGATTAGTAAATAATAATATTATGCAAAAAGGAGTTCCACATTCTTTTATAGATATATATTCTAAATTTCCTCAAGAAATTAAAAAAGATAAGTTAGAAGATTGTCAATTGAGTATTGCAAAAATGCTATTTGATAAGAATAATGCAGATAATTTTTGGAAATTTTTTAGTAATATTTATGAAGTGTTATCAAAAAATCCTAATGAAACAATAGACATATTGTATAGGAATCTTGATAGGAGAATATTAAATAGAATGGACTTGTTAGATGTAGTATCAGTAAAGTATTTCATGGCAATTGTAAAGGATGGTATGTATGCAGATTAAGAAAGTAATTGTAGGCAATAAGGATGAAGCATTTATTGAGAATAGGTTTAATGATGGTATAAATATTATATTTAGTGATGACAATAACAAAGGTAAAACTATTGTAATACAGTCAATGCTATATGCAATGGGAAATGATCCAATATTTCCTTCATCATTTCCTTTTCAACAATACTATCATATAGTAGAATTCGAAATAGATGGAGAAGATATAAAGATATGTAGAAAAAAAGACACATTTGTGGTTGTAAAAGGTGGAAATTTATATATACAGGATTCTTTAACAGAGTTTAAGAGATTTTTTGATAAAAATATTTTTTCATTACCTATAATTATAAAAGATAAAAGGAAGAAAATTGTTGATCCTGTCTTATTTTTTCAAATATTTTTTGTTGGTCAAGATAAAAAAAATACATCAAATATTTTTAATAATGGATATTATAATAAACAGGATTTTATTAATATGATTTATAGTTATTATGGAATTCCTTTATTTTTAGAAAATGATATCAATAAAGATGAAATAAATAACAAGATTTTTGCTTTGAAAGAAGAAAAAAAATTATTAAAAAAAGAAAATAAAATATTAAAATCAAAAACTGATGTATCACGGTTAGTCAATATGTCAACAGATCGAGAACAATTAGAAAAACTGCTAACTAAAATGGAAGAACTAAAAAATACTATAGTTGAACTAACTAAAAGTAGAAATAAATCTATTGCTAGGAAAACAAAAAATGAAATAACCCTAAAAGAGTTAAATTCATTAAATCAAACTTTAAAAGTCGGAGAGTTACACTGTCTTGAGTGTAGTTCAACTAATATTGGGTATACATCAAAAGATAATAATTGTACATTTGATATATCAAGTGTGGAAATCAGAAGACAAATAATAAATTCAATTAAGGAAAAAATAGATTTATATGCTGAAGAAATAGAAGATATTACACTAGATATTAATAAAAAACAGTTAGAATTAAAAAAAATATTAGCAATAGATGATATAAGTCTAGAAATGATTTTATTTATGAAAAATGATATAAGTAGTGCTTCAAACGCAGATGAACGTATTGTATCAATTGATAAAGAAATTAATGAGTTGATGAAGTCTCTGGAAATAAATGAAAATGATGTAGAAGAAATTAAAAACCAGAAAAATATATTAAATAATGAATTAACTAATAAAATGTATGAAGTATACAAAAGCATAGATCCGAAAGGTAATTTGAAATTTGAAGGTCTTTTTTCACAGCGAGGTGTAGTGTATTCAGGAAGTGAGGGGAATGAGTATTATATCGCTAAAATGTGTGCATTTGCACAAGTACTAAAACATAATTATCCAATAATAATAGATTGTTATCGTGATGGTGAGTTATCTACAGAAAAAGAAAATAGATTATTAAAAATACTTAGAAATTTTAAGAATCAAGTTATCCTTACAGTAACATTGAAAAATGAGGAAAATGGGAAATATGATTCCTTAGAATATGTTAATCAAATAAGTTATAATAATCATGATGTGTGTAAATTATTAAAACATCAATATGTAAAAGATTTAGAAATAGAACTCAAAAATTTTGCGATAAATTTATAAAAAAGAGGAGTGATAAAGCTTGAATATACCATTTGAGTTCCCAAGTGATGAAGCAAGAAACAAGTGGTTGCTTTATCACTATTTGAAAAAATCCTATACTGATATAGGTATTTCAGAAGCTAAGGCTGAGGAATTAACAGAAAATCGTATACTTGAAAACTCTAAGAATTTGTTTGGATTCCATGGATTAGCATGGCAATTAGGACAGATTTCTCTAGAGTTTTTTTGTTTGTATTTTTTACAGGATATATATTTACCAAAGGAAGACAATACTGCAGCTCCACTAGCTGAAGTACATCATGAACTTTGGAGGGATATCCAGGATTCTATTATTGGTGATGGGCCAGAACAATTAGGCAGAGTAGTTTCAAGAGGTACTGGAAAAAGTGCATTTGGTACTTTAGGACCTAGTATTTGGAGTATGGCTTATAAACATAAAACTTATGTTTTGATTTGTTCTGATATAGGATCTACTGCTGAAAAGTTCATTAAGGATATAAAAGATAATGTCATAGAAAATAAATACATTGAAGATGCATTTGGAAAGTTGCTTGATGATGCAAATAAGGATTATAAGTGTAATGCAACTCAATTAGAGTTTACTAATAGAACATTTGTTGAAGCAATTTCTTCTACTTCTCCAATGAGAGGTAGAAAATATAGAAATACTAGACCTGATTTAATCATTCTTGATGATTATCAATCTGAAGATGATGTTAGAACAGAAGAAGCTAGACAAAAAAAGTGGAAAAGATACTCAGATGACGTTAAGTTTGCAAAGCAAAGACCAGTTAAAAGAAATGGTAAGATTGTTAAAAAAGGTACCGTTCTTATGGCTTGGGGAACCCAGCAACATAAAGAATGTTTCTATAGTAGGCTATTGAAATCAGCAACTTGGAAATTTAAGAAATATAAAGGTGTATTTATAGATGATTTTATCAATGAAAAGGGTGAAAAAGTTAATGGATTGGATCATTATTTTTCAACTGGACTATGGAAAGAATTTAGAGATATACTTTTTAACTTTAAAAATGAAGATAGACTTGAAGATGCTAAAGAGTTTTATTATGAGCATGAAAAGGAAATGCAATTTAAAACTCTATGGAGTGAATTTTGGGATTGCTTAGAACTTGCGTTAGATTACTATGAAAATCCAAATAGTTTTAAACAAGAGGTTCAAGGGGATGTCGATTCCATAGGTGAAAAATACTTTAAGAGGTTGAGTACTGAACCGAGAGAAACTATAGAAACTCATGACTTTATTAAAACTATGCTTTGTGTGGATCCTGCTGCAAGTGGTGGTGCAAACAATGACTATTGTGCATTTTTAGTTGGTTCTGAATCTAGTAATGGTAATAAGTATGCTAGAAAAGCGAAGTTAGAAAAAATAAATGCTAGGAAAGAGTTTGATAAATATATTCAGAAGATGGTTGATTATTTGCTTGAGTATGAAGATATTACTCATGTAAATATTGAAAAGAACACCTTTAATGGTGCTGATGCAAACCAGTTAGAAAAAGCAATTAAGGAGCATCCAATTCTGAAGTTTAGAGATATAACTATAATTAATGAAATGCAAAGAAAAAATAAGGATGATAAGATTTCAACGATAGTACCATACGTAAATAATGGTACTTTTATTTTTGCTGAAGAAGATGAAGAATTTACAAATCAACTTATGGAGTTTGCTGGACAAAAATTCACAGTACATGATGATGCTGCTGACGTATCTGCTGAATTTTGGTTGAAGATAGATACTATTGAAGGAAGTATACAAATTCAATTATTGGATAGAAGATTATTTGGTTTGTAGGAGGTGTGAAGGTTGAAAATAAGTGAATTAATAAAAAAGTTATTTAAGAAAGAAATAGGATTAGATTTAAGTAATCCAGAACATCTTAAATTAGTAAAGAAAGCGTATGGATCATATCGTGTTTTTAGAAATATTTACTTGAAGATGTATCGCTATTATAGGGGGGATACAGATGCTATAAGGAAGTATTTATTTGTTACTGAAAGGTCTAATCTTAAGATAAATACCAATTATATTAAAAAGTTTATAAGAGAAGAAGTTGCCTATACAGTTGGAAATGATATTACTTATGAGTCTAGAAGTGATAATGATGAAATTGTTGAGAATATTGAATACTATACAGCTCATTGGAATGAATTACATGACTCTGATTTAATGAAATATTTACTGATTTTCACAAAGGTTTATGAAATATATTACATAGATGATAATGCGGATTTTTGTAGTAAGATTATAAAACCAACTGATGGCTATGCTTATTTTGATAGTGTATCAGGAAAAGTTCTATTTTTTATTCATGCTTTTAAAAATGATTTTGAAAATACAATTTCTTATATAGATGTTTATACATCTGATAAGATATATCACTTTGATAGTAAATTTAATGAAATAACACAGCCTACTGAAAATATTTTTGGAGAAGTGCCAGTTACTATTGGAGATTTAACAGAAGAAGGTGTTGATGATAGCCTTTATAAAGATTTAAAAGGACTTCAAGATGCTTTTGAAACTAATCTTTCTGATATTGGTAATGAAATAAGTGACTTTAGAAATGCTTATTTACTATTCAAAAATGCATCAGTTGATCCAGAAAAAATTCCTGAAATGAAGAAATTGGGAATAATTCAATTAAAAAATAAAAATAGTGATGCAGCATGGTTGATTAAAAATGTTAATGATACATTTATTCAAAATACGTTAGACAGATATGAGGATGTAATGTATCAACTTGCATGTCACATTAATCATAATGAGAAATTACAAAGCAACTTAAGTGGTATAGCTTTAAGATCTAGATTGATCGTATTAGAAAATAAGTGTTCACTTGAAATAAAAGCACATAAAAACATGGTTAAAAATAGAATTAGATTTCTATTTAAGTATTTAGATATAAAAAAGAATAAGAAATTTGATTATAAAGATGTTAAGTTCTTATATACTCCTAATATACCTAGTGATGATTTAGCAACAGCACAAATGTTAAATCAAACCCCAGATGGAATTATTTCAAAGGATACTGCTAGGGGATTGTTTAGTTTTATAAATAATAAAGTTACTGAAGGAAAAAAGGTTGATGAAGAAAATCAAGAAGAAATGAAAAGTATTCCTGATTTAGAACATGGTGATGAATAATGGATAGAGAGAAATTTTTAGAAGATATTTATAAGTCATCTGAAGAAGATTTAAAGGAAGTATACAGGGAGCAGGAAGAAAATAAGGAAGATATTTTAAAAGAGATAGCTATGATTTTGCTTACTTACACTATTATTGATAATGTGTTGAGTCTAAATAAAAAAGAAAAAGATAGTTGTTACAATAAACTATCCAAATTGATTTTAAGCATGTTTGGTGCTGAGATTAAGAACTCTACTGAAACCATTAATAATATATTAATTGATGCAGCAGAGAAGAATCTTAAATATTATGGATTAAAGGATAATAAAAGGTTTATTGAAAAGTTAGTTAATGAACACTATAGAGGGTTAAAATTCTCAGATAGAGTTTGGAATAATGGTAATGATATTTCCAAAATGCTTCATAAGGAGATTAAGGATTTTCTCAATGGTAAAATAAATGCAAATCAAATTAAGTCTCATATTGAAAAACAATTTGATGTTAATAAGTATAATGTGAAAAGATTAGTTGATACAGAGATAGCTAGAATAGAAAGTAAAGTTACAGAAAATTATTTCAAGGAATATGGAATTAAAAAAGTTAGGTATAATGCTTGTTTGTGTAATACTTGTGATAAATGTATGAGTGATCATAATAAGGTATTTAATGTTGATGATTCTAATAGGCCGAGTTTACCTAGGCATCCAAATTGTCAATGCTTTTATGTCCAGGAAGATGATGAAAAACATTTAGTGATAAGTTTACAATTGTTTGCTAAGAAAAGTAATTGGGGGATATTAAGATCACAAATTAATTCAGGTATTTTGGATGAAAACGAAGCTAAAAATGGAATGAAGTATTGGAAAAAAGCTATAAAAAAAGAAATAGTAACACCTATAGAAGTTATAAATAAAAGTAGAAAAAGTATAGATCAATACTGGCATATCTTAGAGGACCATAAGGAATTTTTAAACCCATCTAATATAGATGAAATAGTAGAAAGTTTAAAAAATCCAGATGAGATAAGACTATCATTTGGTAAAAATGTATATATTAAAAATATAAAAGGAAAAGATTTGATAGTGATAGTTAATAGTGATATAATTACAGCATATTACCCTAATAAAAGGTATTTAAATAATAATATAAAAAAGAAGGTGTTGTTATGGCGAAAGTAGTAAAATCATTGAGTTTAAATGAAATAAATGATGAAATTATATCTAAATGTTGTTTTATAAATGATTGTAACAATATAACTACTGATGGATATGAAACACCAGATTATGAGGTTCTTCTTCATTATGTAGGAGAAACTGATGATTTAGCTAGTATTGAGATATTAGATTTAAAAAAGGTTTATAAAAACATAGACAAAGAAGAATGTTTACCTGATGTTGGACCTTTAGATTATAAAGATGATGAATTAGATTTAGAGCTTAAAGATGTGACATTAAGAGAATTGTATAAAGAAGTATTAAAAAAGGTTTTATAAAAGCACTTACTAAGTTAAATGGTAGGTGCTTTTATTATGCCTAAAATTAAGGAGGAAACGTAAACGATGAATGAAAAAGAATTTTTAGAATGGTGTAAACAAGAGGTATGTAATTATACTAATAAACATTTAGATAAGACAGATAAGAAGGAAATTACTACAGATGATGTATTTATGGTATGGAGTTGCAAAACACTTCAAAATAATAAAGCCTTACTTAGCACTATTCTATTTGATGGAATGTATTATGAGTGTACATACAATGGCGATAAAAAGGAAATGTATGTAGATGCCTATAAGAAATGGGAAAACTACAAAGTTGAAAGATAATTAAGTCTTAGGAAACTAAGGCTTTTTATTATGCCTGTAATCGTCTTGTGGAAGCTTTCTTGTACAAGGGGATATAAATACTGACTAAGTTAAATAATTTTGTGTCACAAGGCTCATAGAGAGGTTTGTGGGATAAGGAGGATATATGTTAAAGAAAGATTTATTAAAACTAATTGAAAAAGCTACTGATGATCAAGATATTGATGAATTAGTAAAAGATAGTGATTTAGCTAAGTCACTAAAAGAAAGTGGACTTACCTTAGAGGCCTTTAAGGAAAAAATGAAAAATGATAAAGACTTTAAAGCTTATATGGAGAGTGAAAATGATAAATATCACAATAAAGCTTTAAAGACTTGGAAGGAGAATAATTTAGAGAAGGAGCTTGAACCTTTTATTAAGGAAAAGTATCCAGATTTAGTTACTGATCCTATGGCTAAGAAGTTAGCTGATTTAGAGAAACAACTAGCTGATGAAAAAGCAGCTAATGCAAGAAAAGACCTTTTAGCTGAAGCTATGAAATATGCAAAGGATAAGAAGCTGCCAGCTAGTGTAGTTGAGAAGTGCTTAGGTGAAGATTTTGATAAGACTAAGGAAGTCATAGACTCTATAGCTGAAGATTGGTCAAAAGGACTTGAGGCAATAGTTACTGAAAAAATGAAACAGTCTAGTTATGTACCTGGTAATGGATCAGATGGAAAACCAATTAGTATTGGGGCTTCTATTGCAGCTCAAAACAATTCAAGATCAAGTGCTCCAAGTAATCCTTGGGGTGATAAATAAGGAGGAAATTTTATGTATTTTAAAAGATCAAATTATGAAAATGATATGGAGATTTTAGTTACTGAAAAGAATTTAGTTACTTTTTCAGGAACTGTATTAGCTTCAAATGTTACTCAAGCTGATGAGAATGGAAGAAAGTATGTAAAAGCTGGTTCTTTCATTGATGCTACAGGTGCAGTTGTAAAACCAAGTGGATCAAGTTTTGAAGGTAATCCAATAGGGATTCTTTATAAAACAGTAGATGTAACAAATGGAGATGCTCCAGCTTCAATAATTGTTGAAGGTTACTTAAGAGAAGATAGAGTATTTGATGGTTTTGACGAAGGTGCTAAAACTGCTGCTAAAGCAAAAGTACCAAATATAAAATTTAGATAGGAAGGTGAATAATACATGGCAAGATTAGAAGAAGTTTTTAATACAAATGAATTAGTTAATTATTTTAAAGAAAGAAAAGTTACTCCAATGTTAGGGGAATCACTTTTCCCAGAGCGTAAAATTCAAGATATTGAATTTGACATGATCTTAGGAACAGGGGGACTTCCTGTAAGTGCAGAAGTGCATGCTTTTGATACAGAAACTCAGTTAGCTTCAAGAGAAGCGATTGAAAAAGGTGTTGCAAGCCTAGCTCTTATTAAGAGAAAGATTAAAATTGCAGAAAAAGAAATTATTAAGATAAATAATCCAAGAACAGACTCAGAATTAGCTTTTGTATTATCTTTACTTTACAATGATGCTGAAAAGATGACAGATTCAGTTAGAGTTAGAGTTGAAGCTATGAGAATGGAGTTATTATCTACTGGTAAAATTGCTATTAATGAAAATAAGATTAAAGTAACTATGGATTATAAAGTTCCAAATGGAAACAAAAAGGCATTTACATGGCAAGCACCTGAAAGTGATACTCCACTAGATGATTTAGCAACATTAGCTGATGCAGTTGAAAATGAAAGTGGTTCAAGACCAACAAGAGCATTAACTTCTAGAAAAGTTGTTAAAACTATTTGCAATTGTGCAAGTGTAAGAAAAGCTATTTATGGAGTTAACTCAGACAAGATTGTTACTTTAGCTGCATTAAATGAGCTATTAGCTCAATTAGATTTACCTCAAATAGTGGTTTATGAAGGAAAATACAAGAAAGAAACTACTAAAGGATATACTACTGCTAGATATTTCCCTGAAAATGTAATATCTATGTTTGGAGATGAAACATTAGGGGAGACTATTTATGGTTTAACAGCTGAAGAAGTTAAACTTATTGGTGATGGAAAGATGGAAGAAGCTTCTATGTTAGATAATAAGATTTTCGTTGGAACTTATACATCTATAGATCCCGTTGGAGAATTTACTAAAGCTGTTGCTACTGCATTACCAACATTACCTCATGGAGAAGAATTAGGAATAGGAACCATAAATTTACCCTAATCAAGCCCTAGAGACATCTAGGGTAGGAAAAGCCAAAGTTGGTAAGGCAAAAGTAGGAAAGGAGTAATGAAGGATGGCAGCATACGAAAAGCAAACATGGGTTGATGGTGAAACAATAACAAAAGCAAAATTAGATCATATAGAAGAAGGGATTGCAAACATAGAACTTACTCCAGGTCCTAAAGGTGAACCAGGTACACCTGGAGAAAAGGGAGATCCTGGACCTAAAGGAGCAGATGCTGTAATTAATAAATTAAATAAAGTAGATGCGTTAGATGGTGGGGCAGAAGTTGCAGTAGTAGTAACAGCATTTAATAATTTAATTGCAGATTTAAAAGCCAAAGGGCTTATGAATGAATCATAAATGGAGAGTACTTAGTTACTCTCTTTTATTTTCTATTAAGGAGGGGTTAAATGTACTCTAATGAGGATATTGCAATAGAAAAGATTAAAGGTTATTTAAATGTTACTGGTAATCCTAAGTGGACTAAAGAATATGTTTTATCCAATTATGGAATAGCTGTTCAGGTATTAGTTGACAAAGCTGAAAGTTATAAAGTAATGCCAGGAGTTAAATCATTTAGTGAGGGTGGTCAAAGCATGACTTTCTCTGATGAAGGAAAATGGACCATAACTGATGATATTAAAGACTTATTACCAGCTCCATTTGTTAAGTTAATGGGGTGATATTGTGGGTGTATTATTTAAGAATGCTGATATCACTCTTTATAATAAGTATTATGATAAAGAAAATGATGTTGATAGGTATCAAAGAGTTGTTATAAGGGAAGTTAATTGGCAAGGTAAAAGGAATGCTACTGTTGGCGATAAAGGATTAAATCGTGATGATAGCATTCTTATTTTTATTGATAAAATACCAGGGTATGTTAGCCCTAAAAGGTTTGCTAAGTTAACCAATGAAGAAAGACCTAATTATTTTACTTTTGGTGTTAATGACATAATTGTAAAAGGTGAATGTGATTTTGAGATTACAGGTATTAGACCTAACTCAATAACTGACTTGGAAAATAATTTTGATGATGTTGTTAATATTCTTGGTGTTCAGGAATGGTCAGGTCATTGGGAGGTTGAGTGTAAGTAATGGCTACAACTGTAAGAATTGAAATGGATAAAACAGAAAAGATATTACTTAAGAGGTATCTTAATAAGAATGGAAAAGCTCAAGTTAGATTTACTAAGGAATGCTACAAAATTATGAATCCTTATACACCTTTCTTAACTGGTAGATTGAAGGATATGATGGTTCAAGTTAATCCTACTAATATTGAATATAACGCTCCATATGCAGCTGAACAATTTTATAAGAATGCTGGAAATGGTAAACAAGGTACTAGCTTTGGAGGTTTAAGAGGTAAGAGATGGGATAAAAGAGCTTGGGCCGATAAAGGGAATAGTGTAGTTAAAACAATAGCTGATTTTGTAGGAGGTAGAGCTAAGTGATTATAGATAGTATTAGAAAATTTATAAGAACATGCCCTTATCTGCAGGAATTTAATGGAGCAGTAAAAGTAAATGTTGATTATCTTGGTGAGGAATCAACTATGTACAGTATTGAAGAAACTCCATGTAATCCAATAATAAAAAAATATATAGATGGATCTAGCATAAGACAGTTTGAATTTATATTTGCTAGTAGAGAGTCATATGGTCCAGATGTATTAAATAATATTTCCAATAGTGGATTTTACGAGGATTTTGCAAATTGGATAGAAGAAGAAAATATAAAAGGCAATTTACCTGATTTAAATGATAAAGAGTGTAGAACAATAGAGTGTTTAACTACTGGTTATGCATTTCAAACAGATGTTGATAAAGCTAGATATCAAATTCAAATGAGAATTACTTACTTTCAAGAAAAAAAGGAGGGAGTTAAGTGGAGCATAATAGATTAAAGATAGTTGATTACTCAGAGGGAATAAAACCTATTGAAGAATTATTTTTAAATGATAAAAAAATAGATTGTATCCTTGATTATTCTATAAATAAAAAAGCTGATGGACTATCAGTTTTAACTTTAGTGATAGATTGTAAAGAAGTTGAAATTATTAAAGGTGATATAGAAGAACAGGTGAAAGAAAATGCTAATAAATTAGGTGTATAAAATTAATTACTTTCAAAAAGGAGGAAGATAGAATGGGAATTAGAAAGAGAAGTATACAAGCTAATTATTTAAAAGTAAATGATATGTTTGAACTTTTAGGAACTGGTTTTACAGAACTTAATGAAAGTCCTAGTGCTCAAACTGCTAATAAAAGATATATAAATCAAGTAAGTGCTACTCAAAGTATTACAGGTTATGAGTGGTCAACATCATTTAATACAGATCAAATAGCTTCTGATAAAGCAATTGGGTATATAAGAAATATTGGAGAGATGTTATTAACTGGTGCTGATACAGAAACAGAGTATATAATAGTCGATTTAGATAAGAAAGCATCTGAAGAAAATAAATTTAGAGCTAGAAAATTTAAAGTTGCTATTGCAGTAGATAGTTTTGATGATAATGATGGAGAATTAGGAATTAGTGGTACTTTCTTAGGACAAAGTGATCCAATTGAAGGAACTTTTGATACTTCTACAAAGACATTTGAAGAAGGATTTACTAAGAAGGTCGTTGATGTAAGTTATACCAATACTGGTTCAATAGCTGAAATATCTGTGCCAGGAATAACGTTCAATGATAGTGAAGATAAATTTAAAGGAGTTCCTTTTGATTTAGATAAATTTACATTTAAAGATAATGGAGCTTTAAAGACTGCAACGTTAGGAAGTAGTTGGACTATAAAATAGAAATGGAGGAACGTTAAATGATAATTAACGGAGTTGAATTAGAGGATTTAGATATATATGATCTTGAAGTTGCTGAAAAGTTTGATGAAGTGTTGAATAATTTACAACTTGTAAAAGAAGAAGTTCAAGGGATGAATAATGTTGAAGGTATAAGGACATTATGTACAGCGATATTCGAAGTGTTTAATACTATGTTTGGAGAAGGAACAGATAAAAAAGTTTTTGGTAATAAAGTTAATCTGATGGTTTGTATAAAGGCTTTAGAGGAATTTGTTCTAAAAATGAATGAGCAAAAGAAAGAACTTGACAGGCTAATGAATAAATACTCCCCTAATAGAGCTACTAGAAGAAGTAAGAAATAATGAATATTTTGGTCGATTTAGTTCCAACTACAGTTAACATTGATAATAAGGAGTACGAGATTAATAGTGATTTTCGTACTTCTATTTTATTTGAATTATTAATGCAAGATGGAACTATAGAGGAAGATGATAAAATTCTTATGGCATTACAACTTTATTATCCAGATATACCTGAAAATATTAAAAAAGCTATAGAACAAATGCTGTGGTTTTATAGATGTGGTAAGGATGTATCTTCATCAAAAGGAAATGGTAAAAGTAAGGGTGTTACTCAGATTTACAGCTTTGAATATGATGACAATTATATATATTCTGCGTTTTTAGACCAGTATAATATCGATTTACAAGATATAGAGTATTTGCATTGGTGGAAGTTTAAGGCTATGTTTAAGGCTCTTAAAGATGATAATATGATAGTTAAGATTATGGGATATAGAAGCATGGATTTATCTAAAGTTAAGGATAAAGAACAAAAGGCTTATTATAGGCGGATGCAGAAGTTATATGAAATACCAATTTCTAAGGATGAGCAGAATAAACTTGATGATATAACTATAGCTTTATTAAGTGGCGAGGATTTAAGTAAAGTGTTGTAAATATTCTAATTATCTTAAATTAAGATTAGTGCTTTTATAGATAATGAGGTGATGAGAATTAAAGATATAAGATGTGCAAATTGCAATCAGCTACTCTTAAAAGCTGATTTTGTTAAAGGTGAAATTAAATGCCCTAGATGCAAAAAGATAATTAAATTAGAAGATCCAAAAGACAGAGCTTAGAGCCACACCATAGAGTAGTGAGCCAATGCCTGCTTTTTTTATTTTATAAAGAAAGTAGGTGAACAACTTGGCTGATGGGAAAATAATTATTGATACTACGGTTGATAATTCAGGTGCAGAAAAAGATATAAAAAGTCTTAGTAGCAAAATTGGTAGTATGGCTAAAACTAGTGCAACAGCAGTAGCTGGGATGGTTGCTGCTGCTACAACTGCAGTAGCGACTTTGGCCGGTTTGTCGGTAAAACAATATGCTGAATATGAACAATTGACTGGTGGGGTTGAAACATTATTTAAGAACAGTAGTGATAAAGTAATGGAGTATGCAAATAATGCATATAAGGCAGCAGGAATGTCTGCAAATGAGTATATGAATACTATTACAGGATTTGCAGCTTCATTATTACAAGGACTTGGTGGAGACACTGAAAAAGCTGCTAAAATAGGTAATATGGCTGTTGAGGACATGGCTGATAATGCTAATAAAATGGGTACAAGTATAGAACTTATACAAAATGCTTATCAAGGCTTTGCTAAGCAGAACTATACAATGTTAGATAACCTTAAACTAGGTTTTGGAGGAACTAAAGAAGAAATGCAGAGGTTACTCCAAGAAGCTAGTAAAATTAGCGGTATTAAGTACGATATTAGTAATTTTAGCGACATAATAGAAGCCATTCATGTTATACAAAATGAAATGGGCATAACTGGAACAACAGCAAAGGAAGCTGCTTCTACGATTGAAGGTAGTTTGAGTATGACAAAGTCTGCATGGACTAATTTATTAACTGGTATGGCCGATGATAATGCTGATTTTGATAAGCTAGTAGATAATTTAGTTAATAGTGTGGGGACTTTAGGGGAAAATTTATTGCCAAGAATAGAAATTGCTATAAATGGTATTGGAAAATTAATTGATAAATTACTTCCATCAATTATTAATAAAATACCGGAATTAATAAGTTCTATATTACCTGGAATGGTACAAGCGGGAATTAATGTAACTTCTTCACTTGTAAATGGTATTGTTGAGTCATTACCAATGCTCTTAGAGATAGGGTTACAAGCCTTAACAACATTAGGGAAAGGTATAGCAAAGAATTTACCTACATTAATACCAACTATAGTTAACTTAATGGTTTCTATGTGTGACATGATAATTGAAAACTTACCTTTGATAGTAGATGTAGCAATAGATATTATACTAGCTTTAGTACAAGGATTAGTTAGTGCTTTGCCTACGTTAATTGCAGAGGTTCCTAGGATAATAAATAGTTTTGCAAATGCTATATACAATGCGTTACCTCAAATACTTATGGCAGGTGTTCAAATTATAGGAATGCTTATTAAAGGATTGATTCAATCTATACCAACACTAGTTGCTAATATTCCACAAATAATAATGGCTATAGTAAATGTATTTACCTTAATGAATTGGGCTAGTATTGGTAAGAATTTAATAACTGGTATTGGTAATGGAATTAAATCTATGGTATCTAATATAGGTACAGTTGCTAAGTTTACGGCTGAAAGTGTTGTAAATGGAATAAAAGGGATATTTACCTCAGGAGGAAGTATTGGTAGGAACTTAATAAGTTGGGTTACTAATGGTATAAGTAGTTCAGTAGGGAATTTGGTACAAGCTGCAAAAAATGTTGCAATAAGTGCAATTCAAGGGTTAAAGAATATACTGAGCTGGGATAGTGCAGCTAGTATTGGTAAGAATCTTATACAAGGTCTCTGGAATGGTATTTCTAATATGGGTGGCTGGATAATGGATAAAATAGGAGGCTTTGCTAGTAATATAATTGGAGGAATTAAAGATTTCTTTGGGATACATTCACCTTCTCGTGTAATGAGAGATTTGATAGGTACTAACATAGTAAAAGGTATTGGTGTAGGTATTGATATAGAGACTCCTAATTTAGAAAAAGATATTGATGCAAACATGAAGGATTTATTGGCTAAAATGAAAGGCACAGTAGATTATGAAACTGCTAGAACTACAGCTAGAGTAGTCGCAGAGAATAATGTTAATGTAGAAAATACTAATAGTGCTAGTAAAAATTATAATCCAAGTTTTAATATTATAGCTAAAGTTTCTGTACCATTAGATAGTGAAGTTATTGCAGAGGTAACAACTCCAATGGTTATAGAAAATATAAGCGAGGATCAGAATAGTTATAGTGTATCAAGGGGAGGAAATTAGATGGCGGAATTTATTGTATTCAATAATAAGAATAGTTATAAAGATTTTAAAATTAAGTTACTAAATGAAGTTATAATTCCTTTCCCTAATAAACATATGAATCCTATAAGTATAGATGGTGCTGATGGTGATTTGTATGAAGATTTAGGTGGTTATGAAGATATAGTTATTCCGGTAAATTTAGATATTCTAGATGAGAAAATAATAAAAAACAGATATAGAAGTATTAAAAGATGGCTCAATCAGATAGAGGATAATAAATTAATGTTTTCTACTGACTTGGGTTATTTTTATAAGGTCAAAAAAGTTGAAGTACCTAATAATTTTAAGACTGTATTTAATGGATTAGGTGAAGCCAATATAAATTTTATATGTGATCCATACACTTATGATATAGATGGGATTGATGAAATTTCATTACCTCCAACATTGTGCAATTATGGAGATGTATCTAAACCTATTTACCGTATAAAGGGTGAAGGAGTACTTAATCTATATGTTAATGATAATCTAATTAAATTAAACATAGGACAAGAGATACTTATTGACACAGATCTAGAACTTATTTATAGAGAAGGAGCTATTGAGAATAATAGAAAAACTGGTAAGTGGGAAGATTTATATCTTAAGCCTGGGGAAAATAAATTTAATTGGAATGGTAATTTTAATATTACAGTTATTCCAAACTGGAGGTGTTTGTAATGTCTATAGAGTTTTATAACCCAGATAATAATAACTTTGAATCTGATGGTAATGTTACATTAAGGCCTAATAAAGCATTATTTAAAATTAGATTAAATGGAATTTGTGAAATAGAGTTATCACATCCATGTGATAAAGAAGGTAGATGGAAGTTTATAAAAAATGATGGAATTATTAAAGCTCCAACTCCTTATTCTACTGGTCAGTTATTTCATGTTTATAGTATTAAAAAGAATATGGTAGGTGGCTTAAATATAAAGGCCAGACATATATTCTTTGATTTAAATAAAAGTATTATTTTAGATAATAGAGCTGAGAATAAAACATGTCAAGAGGCGTTAGATATAATCCTTAATGAAACTAAATTTAGTGGAAAATCTAATATAAAAAAATTAGCAACAGCATATTTTGTAAAAATGAATAGGGTTGCTGCTATTAATGGGAATACTGATAATACACTTATTTCTAGGTGGGGTGGCGAGATATTCTTAGACAATTATAATGTAACTGTAAATGATCATATCGGTGGTGATTATGGGGCTTATATAAACTATGGCAATAATATGTTAGAGCTAGGTTTAGAAGATAATGAGGATAATGTAATAACAAGAGGTTATCCTGTAGCCTTTAATGGAAGAATGCTTCCGGAAAAATACATAGATAGCCCACTAATAAATAAGTACAGAGAAATTAAAGAGGACTTTGTAGAAATGTGCGATTTAAAGCTAAAAGAAGATTCTAGTGATGGTGAAGGATTTGATACTGTTGAAGAGTTATATAAATCAATGAGAATTAGAATGAAAGAGTTGTATGATGGTGGACTTGATAAGCCAACTGTAACAGGTACTACAAAAGTTGCTCCTTTAGAGAACACTACTAAATATAAGTATGTCAAAGGATTAGTTAATATTGGACTAGGGGACACAATAACAATTTATCATGAGAAGTTAGATATTGATTTTGCATCACGCTGTATAGGATATACATGGAACATACTAACAAGGAAATATGAGACTGTAGATGTTGGAGAATTTAAGGAAAGCTTCTTTAGTAAGCAGACTGATGTTAGAAATAAAGTAGAAAGCATTTTGAATGGTGATGGTAGCGTAAAAGCAAATGAAATACAGGGATTTTTAGATGCTACAAGAACTAAGTTGATAGCACAAAAGGAAATAGGACAATTGCAAGATGTAAGAGCATTCATCTGGGAAGACTTAGATCCTAATTCTCCTACATATGGTTGTATGATTGGGGGAAGTGCTGGAATACAAATTAGTCAACAAAGAACCCCGGACGGAAAGAATTGGGATTTTACTACTGCTATAACAGCAGAAGGGCTAATAGCTGATAAGATTGTCGGAAGATTATTTTCTTCTAAGAATGGAATGACAAAAATATGGATGGAAACTGGTACATTTGAAAGTGAATTACCTGATGGTAGTAAAATAGTTATAAGTCCAGAGAAAGGCTTTTATAATAAGTTTGGAGATAGTAAAAGGGAATATCATCATTTGAATTACTATGATTTAAGGAATATAGAAGTAAGCAATACTGGTACTTGGAGTTTAGATATTACTTTACCGAATGAATTTAAAGGTAAAAAGTTTATAGCAGATTGTAATTACAAGGAAATTCTTTCATCATATCCTTTAACTATATTCGGAAACCAAAGAATTTATCAAGATGTGGATTATGAAAAAGGAATAATAAAATTAAGTGGTACTATAATTTCGCAAGCAATAGAATTTTATACAGCAGATAATAAAACTTATTTAATGTCCTACAAGGGCAATAAAAAGATTACAGCTAAAATATCTATTAATGTAATAGCATAGGAGGTGATACTGTGAAGTTTCCTAAGAAGGTTGATATAGATGTTAGTAAAGATTTATATAATCCTATACAAGTTAAACAAAGTGATAATGCAAGGTACTTATTATTTAGAATACTAGATAATGGAGTACCTTTTGATTTAACAGGAAAAACTGTAAGGTTCTTTGGTAAGAAACCCGACGGAAAAGAAATATACAATGATATGACAATAACCTCGGCAACTAAAGGAGAATGTGAATTAAGGCTTACAAGTGGGGCTTTATCTACTCCAGGTATATTACAACTAGAAATTGAAATAAAAGAAAATGAAGATACAATATCAACTTTTATTCTTGATGTAAATATTAAGAAGTCCTTACGTTCTAACAGTAGTATAGAAAGTTCAAACGAGTATACAGTTATAGAAAAAATAATTGAGACTATGAAGGAATGGATAGAAAAGGCTAAAGATGCTGTAAGAAGGGTAGATGAAGCTATTAAAAAAATTCCTCCTAAAGAAGAGTTAATAGGACCACAAGGACCTAAAGGAGATAAAGGTGAAAAAGGAGATAAGGGAGATCCAGGAGCAAAAGGTGATAAAGGTGATGAAGGCGATACAGGATTTTTTGGAATGAAAATAAAGGAAGACGGACACTTATATGCAATGGTAAATGACAGCAAACCTATACCACCTTTAGAAATAGATGAAAGAGGACATTTAATATATAGGATAGATTAATTGAAGGAGGGTGTAGTTAATGGCTCAAGAATTAGATTTAGGAAGTGTAGTTGGACCACAAGGTCCTAAAGGAGCAACAGGAGAAAGAGGACCACAAGGTCCAGCGGGTGCTAGGGGTGAAACTGGACCAATTGGACCTACAGGACCAGCGGGTGCAAAAGGAGCAGATGGGGCAACATGGATTACAGGAACAGTAGCACCATCTACTCAAGGAAAAACAGGAGATTTTTATTTAAATACTTCAAATTTTGATGTATATAGTAAAGCTACTGGAAGTTGGGTTAAAACTGGAAATATTAAAGGTGCAACTGGAGCACAAGGTGCTCAAGGACCAACAGGTCCAGCTGGTGCAAAAGGAGATAGAGGAGCTCAAGGCCCTGCAGGGCCAGCAGGGCCTACAGGAGCACAAGGGCCTAAAGGAGATACTCCACAATTAGCTTTTACAATAAAAGAAGACGGACATTTATATGTAACAATATCTTAATAAGGAGGGAGAAAAAGTGGCATTAAAAGAAATTGATTTAGGAAATGTTAGAGGTCCTCAAGGTCCTGCTGGACCTAATGCAGTATCTACTACAACAACTACTACAGGATTAACAAATGGACATTTTTTATATAGTGATAATGGAAGAGTTGGAGGTAAAGCAATAACTCCTGCTACTATAGGTGCTTTAGCTTCTAATGGTAAAGCTGCTGATTCATCAAAGCTTAATAATGCAACAGAGTCTACATCAGGCACGGCTAATACTATCGCCAAAAGAGATAGTAATGGGGACTTAACAACTAGATTCTTTAAGAGTACTTATCCAAATCAGGACAGAATGAATGGGGCTCTAGCTTATAGAGTTAATAATTCATCTGACAATAATATTAGATTTTGCAGTGATGTACAAGCTATATTAGAGTGGTTAGGGACAAACAAAGCAAAATATGAACTGTTAGGAACTGCTACTAAATTTGATATTGTTATGCCAAACCCTAATGCTAATTTTATACGTTGCACATTTAGTTGTGGTAATAAACAAGAATTGTCTTCTGTATATGTAAATGTTAATGGGAAATATGTTACTGACTGGACTGTAGGAGCAAGCTTTAGTATGGTAGTAGAATTTATGAAAGTTAGTGGAACTTCATATGTAATGTCAATGAATCTACATTGTGCTATGAGAAATAGCGATATGTCTTATAGATTAACAACATCTACTAACAAATTAGATTATGAGTCTATACAAAAAATAACCTTTGAACATTCACAGGCAGGCTATAAATTAGAAAATTGTGCTTACACTTTAGAATGGTATTAGGAGGATTATATGAAATATATTTTAGTGAATACTTTAAGAAATAATACAATTGAAAAGATAATACCCAAAGAAGCAGGGGTGACATTTATTCCTTCTTCTTATCCGTCTTACTTGAAGATGATAGAAGATATAAATGACGAAATTAAATCTTTAAATTATAGATATGATGAAGAAACAAAGTCATTTATTGAATTAAGTGAGCAGGATATTAAAGAAATGTCCTATGAGGCCTTAGTTGAAGAAAACTTACAACTTAAATTGGCTATGGCAGAACTTTCGGAAGAGAAGGATCAAAAAATATTAGATTTGGAATTAGCGTTAGCAGAAATAGTGGAAGGAGGATTAATTTAATATGATTAAGATTTATGCAGATTTAGTAGAGGCAAAAGAAAGAAGTTTAGACGGAGCAGATGGAATAAAGAAAGTGCCAGATAAATATTTAGATGGAGTTAAGGAAGAACTTAAAAAGAGAGGATATGAAATAAGTTAGAACCAATTTGATAGGTTCTTTTTTATAAAAAGATAAAATTAAGTTAACCATAGGGAGAGCTATATAAACAAAAGATTCAAAAAAGAGTAATAGTAATTCTAGATTTTGCATTTGTATTAAGGAGGAACATATGGAAAAAGAGTTATTACTGAAATTTATAGATATCAAATATATTTGCAACCTTGTAAATACGGAGAAATGGAATCTATTAGGAAAATAACTTGAGCTCAGCTATATTTAAATTAAGTATATAGTATTTGCTAAGAATAACTATTTTTAGATAAAAAATACCAACAAATAAAATAAAAATTGTTTAATATGCAAAAATTGACATTTTTTTATGTTTGATTTAAAATATTTAGTGTGGAATTATAAAAAATAGTTGCTGCAATTTAAGAGATTTAAATGGATATATATGTACTAATGAAACATTAAATGCACAGAAGTAATTAAAAATACGGAGGGATATTGTGAAGGTATTGGAAATTGTATCAAAAACAAATTATTTAAATGGATTAATACATAGAATATCTTATAAATATTCTATAACAAAAAATGTTGGGTATAATAATATTGAAAATTCTTTTAAAGAAATTATGCAGGAATTAGAGAACTGTGAGCTAACAGACACCAGGAAGATAAATGATATACTCAGTAAGATGAGTGAGTTGCGTTTGAAATTGAAGTTAATAGATCGTGAGGAAAGGTTAAGCAAGATTCAGTAAAATGTATTTAATCAAATTTTAATAAAAAATGATTAAGTAATTGAATAAAAGATTTAAAAGAGATTAGAAGAAATTCTAGTCTCTTTTTTATACAAAAAAATTAGAAGAGAGGTGGTAATAATGTATGGAAAATGACTTATTTAAAGTTATATTAAATCAAGGAGCATGGGCAGTTCTTTTTGTATGGCTACTAATAGACACCAGAAAAGAGAGTAAGGTTAGAGAGGAAAAATTACAGAGAGTTATCAATAAGAATCAAGAAGTAATTTCAGAGCTAGCTGAAAAATTTAATGTAGTTGAGGACATCAAAGAAGATGTTGAAGAAATAAAATCAAATTTAAGAGGAGAGATGTAAAATGGAATTTACAAACTTTATAATGGAGAATGCTTTAGTCTTAATACCTGCACTATATGTTATAGGGTTCATTTTAAAGAAAACAGAGAGTGTTGTAGATAAGTATATACCAGTAATCTTATTACCTATAGGTGTAGCTGGAGCAGTTGCAGTAATGGGGCTTAGTGCAGAATCTGTTATTCAAGGTATATTGGTAGTTGGTGCCACAGTATTAACAAACCAAGTAGTAAAACAATCTAGTAAAGTAGAGTAGTCAAATAGGCTACTCTTTTACTTTATATTTAAAAGGAGTGATTTTAAGTGATAATAGGAATAGACAAAGGACATAGTACATGGGATAAAAGTCCGTGTGGAGCTGTAGGTTTACTTAATGAATCTAAAGAGAATAGACAAGTTGGAGATAAGGTTATACAAAAGTTAAGAGCTTTAGGCCATACAGTAATAGATTGTAGTTGTAATAGTGCTAGCTCTGTAAATGAACAGCTAGCAGCTATAGTTAATAAAGCTAATGCACAAAAGTTAGATCTATTTTTAAGCTTACATCTTAATGCTGGTGGAGGAACTGGAGCAGAGATATACACTACCAATACTAGTGGAGCTAAAGAAGAAGCTAAGAAATTAATAGAAACTTATTGCAAGAGAACAGGATTTAAAAATAGAGGACATAAGTTCTCTGAACTTTATGTATTAAGACATACCAATGCTCCTGCTATGTTGCTAGAGATGTGTTTTGTAGACACAGAAGACGACTTTATAAAGTGGAATAACTTAGGGGTAGAAACTATCGCTAATGCAATAGTAGAAGGAATTACAGGACAAGTACCAAGCGAGAATAAGCATGTAGAAAGTCATAAACCAGTAGAAAGTGAATCAACAATAGAGGAGGAGTCAAAATTGTTAGAAAAGTGTAAAGATAATGTATTAAAATATGGAGCAAAGGGAACTTATGTATTTTTAGCACAATCAAGTATGAAAGCTTTAGGTTTATATAATAGACCTATAGATGGTTCATATGGTCCAGCTAAGGGAAACGGAAGTTTTTATCAAGCTGTCGTAAATTTAAATGCTAAATTAGGATTTAAGAACGACAGTAATTTAGGTCCTGCATGTTGGGAGTATATTTTAACTAAATAATAGTTCTGTAGTATGCTTATAAAACAAGAAAACAAAAAGACAGTAATCAGGGATAATTTCCTTGGTTGCTGTCTCTTTGTTGTTTTGTAAAGTTGTAAAGAGCAATTACAGAATAAAATAATAAGTTAAAAACTGCTCTTCCTTGTAAATTATATTGAGGATTTTACAACTATAAAGTACAATAATTTTCATTATTAATCAATAAATGTAAAAGAACATATTAAAAATAGACACTTAGAAGATAAATAAGTAGAAATATTAAATAGATTTATAT